TAAGGAGTTACAAAAGTTCCAAGGGCATTATTGGTATCTACATCAATTTCGTAAATAACGCCAGTTGGAGTGAATACTTCTACAACACCCTTTACGTAAATACGCGCAAAGTCAACATTTGGATCATTTGCGTCAGCTTCTTGGTATAAAACCTCACCAACAAGCTCTTGAGGGTTACCTTGAACCGCAACTGCACGCAAAACCTCTCTAGAGGTGTAAAATGCGTCAGATGGTTTGAAAATTCTATCTCTTGGGTAGGTAATTTGCGAATCTACACCAAAAAGTGTTCTAATTACAAATTGGAAAGAACGTGTAGAACCTTTAGAAGCGTAAAAATCCTTAATACGCTTAATTACGGTACTTTCCGTAACACCCGTTGCAAAATTCTTTGGATATGTTGATAAAAACTGCTCCTTGAACTTACCCAACATATAAATTGGGAAAATATTGTTCAAGTTAATTACTTTGGTGCCACGGGCATGAGTTGTGGCATCAGATTCATTAAATTTAAATTCAGCACTAGTGCCTACTGCTTCTACAGCATCAAAACCTCTGGTACACTCTTGGAAAAGAGTTGCACCCTTACTCTGATAGTAAATGATCTCATTATCGATCATTAAGAGACCTTCATTCGGGAAGTCTCTAGTAGTTGCAACGTCAATGGTTGTACTAGTAGCAGAAACCTCAGAGATCAGCTCAGTCTCTTCTACAAGGTTCTGATAATTATCAATATTATAGTAGTCAGTCCAGTTTTGGATGATGTCAAAGCAATATCCTCTCAGTTCTTGAGATTTGTAGTAAGATTTTACAAACTCAATGAACGTGTCATACTCTCCCCTAATAAAGCTAGGGAATTGCCCTGCAATATTATGAGATATTTGTGATCTTGACTCAGGAGATACCTCAGAGGGAACTGGGGGTACGCTAACCTGAGTGGTCGGTGTAGTCCACTGACCAATTTTCCAAGAAGAGACTGCCATTCGACGTTTTAGCTATAACTTGACTCTGGTACCACACCAGTTCCAGAAATATTGGAACCACTAGTGATGGTGTCTTCAACTACATTGATGACTGTATTATCTAGTCCCAATGTCAGATAGGTTTCTCGGAGAGAAATCAAATCATTAGACTCTGGAATACCAAAAATCTGCAATTGATTATTTACAATAGATGTAGAACTAATCACAAGATCATTAATTACAACATCACCATTATCATAGTCTACAGTGCCCCACAAACCATCAATAAATTCAAATCCACCAGTTTGTTTGACGTAGAAAAGTTTTAATAAACCATTTCCATCATCTTGTAAGTAATATGTGTTTTCTACATCACCAGCAATCTTAAATCCAGAAGTAGTAACCGATGGAGAAGTCATCTGTTTCTTGATTCTATTGCCATAGCAAACTTTATAGTTCACTCTAGCGTCTAAAGTCACAGCAACATTCTTTCTCATCTTGAGACGAGTGATATTAGACGTAATTGACAGTTCAGAATCGTCAATAATCTTACCTAACTTGGAAAACTTGAATTTTCCGCCAAATTTGTTGAACTCCCCACTAGAATTAAGTGATGTCAATGAAGCAAGTACAACATTTTTAACTTCTTCTTGAGATCTACGAGTTACATTAGGGTTGAAATAGACAAAACTTGTCAAATCGATGTATAAAACGGACGGATCAATAATTTTTGGTTGAACTGCCGCTACAGAATACTCTCTGAGCTTCTTGAGAACAACATTTTTCTCAGAAATTGACAATCTATCCGCATTTTTTGGTTTGATTGCCAAAAATACCTTACCAAACTCAGGAGGAGATGCTTCTTCTCCGCCGTAACATGCAATAGATGCTACATTTGGGTAGATTTGAGGAATAATTGCCTCATAATCTTGCGTAGAAACCGCTCTACCGAACGCAGAATAGAATTTTGGAGCTGCAAACTTGATTCCTTCCGTGGATTCCGCTTCTGCTCCACCGTCAGGACGCGAAACTAGAGTAATTGTGATGCCATTAGTGATAGCATTGTTCGCATTGTCGCGGATTGTTGCAATATTCTCAAATGCATTCAGTCCATTTGCGCCAGAACCACTAGATGTAGTGTATTGACAGGAAACTACATCACCATCTAGGAGATTTTTTCCAACAATTCCGTCACCAAAGAGAATTTCGGGGCGACCATACTCAGATTCTTCTAAGAAAAAGACTTTTGAGTTGCCATCAATCTTAGTAATGTCAGTTGCTTCGAGATAACGCTCTGTAATTGTGCCGCTTGTTACCTCAACACGCAGAGTTGTTGTATCTGCATTATCATTTTGCAGGATAAAACGCTGTCTTTGTGTAATATTACGCACAAAAGTGTCTGTAAGGAACACACCTTCGTGCAAAGTTGTATTATTAAACGTCGCAATACCCGTCAGACTATCTACACTAGTCGATAAATCTACGGGAGTTGAGAAAACAAAGTTATTATTGTCCAGTCCAGTAAAGTTTAGGACCAAACCTTTCAAAATTGTAACAGTTTTTGGATATGGAAACTGAGTTTGAATGGAAATATTAACAGGAACACTAGAAGAACGCGCAGAACGAGGTGTGTACCCCAGCATTCTTGCAAGTTTTACTACGTTTTCACGCAAAACAGCGGTCTCAAGGAAACCTTCGTTGACCGTAAGGTTCGCATTGACCGCTGTATAGTAAGTATTGTACGCAAGGACATCCAAAAGCACCGTCATAGACGATCCTTCAAAGTCATAATCCGAGAATTGTGACTGAGATTTTAGGTAATTTTTAATTTGTGCCTTGATTTGGTTAAATTCTAAGGCGTTTACCTGATTAAATGCCATTACGGTCTGAATGCAAGTTCTAAATTATCAATCTTTGGTGGGATTCCAAGTATTGTATAGGTTATCCTGACCTGCAAATCATTAATGTCTTCGTCAAAAAGCGCTTCAACTTCGTTTACTTCTACTCTTGGTTCGTAAACGTTGATCACTTCTTCAATAGTTTCTTCAATATCAGCAACTAGGTCTGGAGTGTTGTTCTCAAATAACAACCCAATGATGTTTCCACCAAATCCAGGGTTAAATGGTTTCTCATAAAAATTGTATAGGACGATATTTTTTACGGAAGCTTTAATAGCTGCCTCATTTCTCAATGTCAAAACATCGTCCGTTACAGCATTCTTTTCAAATGTTAAACTAAAGTCCTGGAAAGACTTTGATATGAGAGACATCTCTAAGAGGTTAACCTGATATATTTATCAGGTTTTTGTAACCTCCGTTTACTTACCGCAGAATCCGTCTGCCCACTCTTCCTGATTGTCGAAGATTTCACCCTCTTTGACATCCTTGAGCTTCTTTGCTTTCCGCAAGTAACGCTCACTATCGATTTCCGTGATGAGTGTCATCCCAGACTTCTTAAAGTCTTCTCCTTTGTCCACTCTCTTGTCCATTAGCGTCCTTGCCCCCGATAGCGTTTCTTTTTAGCATTACGACTAGTTGCAGACAACTTGGTGTGCTGCCCAGAACCCTGTCGAGTCTTTTTGGGTTTTGCTTCTACGTAGCTTCCAGTACCGAAACCGCCTGCTTTAGTTTTCGCCATAATTAACCTGCAAATACATTTGATGAACCTTGTGCGACAGAGGTGCAACCGCTGATCGCATCACCTATTCTACCACAACCTTTGCCATTGACAAACACTGTTGTAGATCCCGTAGCAATCGCTGCCGAGTGTGATGGGCAGGGACTACCAGGGAGCAGGTGAGGTGTGTTGTTGTCTCCCTGCCTAGAAACAGGAATACCGTTTACAAACACATTTGTACTACCTTGTGCCCTAGTGGGTGTAGAACAATGACTAGTGTCATTATCACCAATTCTAGTTACAGCAGGCATTACTTTCTCTCCCTCTTCATAAGTTGTTGTAAATACTCCCCATACTTACTCATCTCTACATGATCATTGATTGAGTGTGGAGACGGTGGTGGGGATGGATTAAATTTAATTAGATGATCAAACTCATCTGGAATATCAGCAACCCTATCATAGGTTGTAATATACTCTCCATCCTTAATGACGAACTCGCCATTAAGCGCCATAAATCCATTTGCCAGGATTCCATCCATACCGATTATCACTTGGTTTATCGTAGAAGTAACTCTGATCTATATAGAACCTTGCCAACGAACCATACTCACCAGGACTAAACGGTGGGAAGTGTCCATTGCCAAAATGCTGCTTAATGATCAGTGTATCAGTATTCACTGTAGTAGGCAACGGTGCTGTACATGTCCAGTCAACCTCTACAGTATACGTTACAGTGACATATACCCTACTATCTGGGTAGAACCTGTAGATGGAGTTGTAGGGCATCTCAGGCTTCGTATCTGCGTCTGTAGTGGGCGTAAAGGGTTGCTCAGGTAGTTTGTCACAGTTTGACCCTGTATCGCTGTTACCGCCCTTCTGAGTGACTGGTGTGGTGCTTATAGCATCAGTAGGGTCACCCGTCAGAAATCGATAGTCATACTGATTGAATACATGATGATGCTTCAGGTACGAAGGTTCAGTGATACCTGCATCAGTTGCTGTAGCATCAATTCCCCATTGGTTAGGACTGTCCCAGCAATCTGCTGCAGTCCCTAGAACCGCACTGATGTCACTAGTGATTCTATATGCTACAATAACAGGTGCTGAAGTTGCAGGAGCACCACCTACAGTTCCATCACAAAGACCAGTAAGGTTTGCTTGTACTCTGAACCCAGTAAAGTTTGTCTGAGGGAATAGATCATCACGCTGATCCGTCTGAGCAACTACGATAGTTTCCCATTGGGCATTCGTCGTCGTACCTCCAGTAGTAATCACCGAAGGTGGACTCGGGTTTGGGGTA